GAATTGGTACTTTAGTTTATATCAAGAAATGAATCAGAAAATTCGTAAAGGTATTCCAGGTTTTTATGTTCAAGGTGGACACACAGAAGAAAATACTAATATTTCTAAAGCTGCTATTGCAAGAATGAAAGAAACAATGACTTTGCAGCAGGTTAAAATATTTCTTGAAGGAAATTTTATTGATGCCGGTGGTTCAGTATTTGGCCATGACTTAGTTGAAGCAGGAATAAATACTCAGCTAACTTTAAATCAGCCGCCAATCCCCGGCCATTTTTATGTAGACGGTTGGGATATTGCAACTAAAAGAGATTCGCTTGTAGGTATAACTTTAGATTTGTCTTCTAGTCCAATGCGAGTGGTTCACTTCGAAGAATTCTTCGCACCTATCTCCTGGGAATTAGTTTATGCTCAGATAAGGGCGAGATATAAAAAATATAATTCAACAGTTTTTGTAGACACAACCGGCATAGGAGATCATATTCCAAATCAATTAAGTGATGTGCCTATAATCCCAGTAGTTTTGAATAAATATACAAAACCTGCTATACTAATAAATGCACAGAAGGTTTTTGAACAAGGTAATATTGAATACCCGTTTATAAAAGCATTGATCGATCAATTATTATTTTATGATTGGGATGATGGAAAGTTAAAGACTGATGCAGTTTTAGCATTGGTAATAGCTTTATCGTGTCCAACTGTTTCTGATAGAAATGTTTCTATTAGTAAATTAATTAAACTTGGGAGCGACACTACATCAAATAAAATTCAAGATGAGTTGGCTTCAAAACTAGGAAGGCCGGTGGTAGTTCATGCCTGACAAAGCAAAAAATAAAGGTCCAGTCCCAGATTTAAAAACTCACATCATCGATGATAATAATTTAGGTACTCCAAGTACAGGTGTGATAGGAACTGGGACAGGTGGCTTGATGCCGCGTACAGTTTCAGGTTTGATTTATAATCCTGATACAATCACAGTAAAAACTTATCAGCAAATGGAAGATGATGCTCAAATAAAAGCTGTGCTTACTATTATAAAAGCTCCAATTCAAAGTGTAGTTTGGTCAATCTCAAGTGAAGATTCTGAAGTTGCAGAGTTTTGTAAAGATGCATTGCAGTTAGTATGGGGGAATTTAATTAATGCAATGTTAAATGCTTTGAACTTTGGGTTCCAGGGATTTGAAAAAATCTGGAGAGATCTTGATGGATATTGGGTTTATAAGAAATTTTTAGATTTGCATCCGGATACTATAAATATTAGAGTTAATGAACAGGGAGATTTTGATGGCTTGGAACAACAAACTATAATTGGTGGTCCGGCTATTATACCAGTTGAGAAATCATTTGTTTTCACTAATGAAAAAAGATTCGGAAACTTTTATGGTAGGGCAAAGCTAAGGTCTGCATATACATATTGGTTTATAGATAAGTACACTTATGATTTTGAGAATATGTATTTTGAAAGATATGCTCAGCCAATAGTTAAAGGTTCAGCTCCATCTGGTTTTACACAAACAGGTGGGAATACATCTTCGCCAGCTCAGCAAGATAATCTTGAATATTTGCTTACAATTTTAAAAGGATTAAGGGGTAGTAGTGCTATTGTTCTTCCTTCCGATACTGATCCAGTTACTAAAGAAAGAAAATGGGCTGTTGATTTCTTGGAAGCAGAAAGAAGAGGAGCTGATTTTACAGCGAGACATAATCAATTAGATTTAATGAAAGCTCGTGCAATATTCGCGCCGGAATTAGTTTTCTCTTCACCTATGGGTGGATCTTCTTATGCTTTAGCAAGAGAGCATGCAACTGTTTTCACCGGAGCAGAAGAAGCTATTTTAACAAATATTAAACATCATATAGATCATTACATTTTACCTCAGCTTGTGGTATATAACTTTGGTGTTAATGCAGCAAGAGCTGTGTGGGATTATGAAGCAATATCGACTGAGACAAAAAATTTAATTAGAGATTTAGTTGTTGCTATGGTTGAAGGAGATTTAGTAAGGCCTGATCCCGAGTGGTTAGCAAAGACTTTAAAGATTAAGTTGAAGGAAACGACTAAAGAAGATATTGATGAGGGAGCAGGGGATAAATTACAACAGGCAAGAATAGCAGCTAAGCTTGCGAAAACTAAAGGGGCAGTTAAGGTAAAAGATGGAACTACTGATAGTGATGAATATGATCCTGATGATTCAAAGAAACCAATTACTCAAGTAAAGAGTAGATCTAAATTTAGAAGTGATAAGTCTTATAATAGAGCTTACGAGCAACAATATTCTTATCCTGAGAATTTTAAACCTGAAAAGGGAACTAAAAAATGGGTAAACAAACATTAAACACAAGGAAAAATAACGAGACTAATAAACCCAAGTCCAAAAACCTTGATGATATAAATAGGATTCCAGAATCTGCACCGATAGATGTTAAGTTTTTGATTGATGAAGTTCTATCCAATATTTCAGATGCTGGATTCCCTGTTTTCATTGACAATGTTAGTTAAAAACAAGGGAGGATTTTATGAATAAGGGTACATTTACAATGTTTAATAACAGAGTTGGACCTGGCTCTACTTCTGGGCTAGGAACTATCATTGGGTTAGCTCAGGCTAAAAAAGTTTGTATATTTTTTCAAGGTTCGTATGCGCTTTCAGCCGGGACACCTTCTCAGGTTCAATTATTTCCCGCTGTAAAACCTTTTTCCGGTAGTGTTGATTCTCAAGTGTTCGGCACTATGGTATTAACCGGAGGAGCTAGCGCTTCAAAGCGTAGGCATAAATATTTTGAAGGTTTAAATACGGTTCCATATTTGGCTTGCAAAGTTGTTCATGCTACTGGTTCTGCCGGTATAGAGGCTTTGGTTAAAGCTGTTGTTCAGCATGATTAAATGAAAGGTTATTATGCGCGGTTCTTGTTTAAGATTTGATAATCGAGAAGATTTAAAAATCTTTTTAGAAGAAGTTAAAGCTGGTGATTCAGCAAAGATTTATACTTCTACGGGATCCGTTATCCATTTTGAGCCAACGTCAGATGATAATTATTTAAAATTAGTATCAGGATATTTTGCTCCGACTTATTCTTCAATTGGATTATATGTTGATCCTCCTCATGGTAATTTAATAATGAGTGATAGGCAAACATTAATAGCCAAGCCAAATCAGATAACAAAAAATATTAATACTCCATTGTATCTTTTATCCGGAAGTAATTCTCTTGGTGTTATTGAAATAGGATTTCCGAGAAAGGTTTCATTGAAAGAGTTTAAAAGATTATTCTCTGAGCATAGAATATCTGAGCCCGAAAGATTATCTATCTGGCCGGATGTTACAGAGTTTTATGTTCATAATGTTAAGCTCATAAAATCATGGAATGTTTATAGAAAATGGAGAACTTCAGATAATTTCAGAGACTTCGTTACTAATATTACGTTTATTGATACTGATAATAAAAAAGCTAAAAAATCATTTGAAGAAATTATGTCTTCTGAAATAGATAGAATTGGTAATTGGTTTATGGTAGAAGAAAATAATTTGAAGCATAGGTATATAATCCAGCGTCATGTCAGTGGAGATTCAGTTCATACAGATTTAAGATTCGAAACTGATTCGCATTTAATAGGATGGACATTGGCTGCAGACGATTTGTTAAGTGAGCCAAAGATTTTATCTGTGAAGAAATTAATGGAGCCTAAAGTTTGGCTTAAAGTAAAAGGTAAATTATCTCCTGGTTCGATTGGTTCATCTAAAAATAAATCTGTTGAATTGACAGTGATATCTCGCGGGATAGTTAGATTCGGTATGCAAAAAAGTAATTTACATGAGTATTTTTTAGAGCCAGATGGCAATGGGAATAGTGATGATAATATAAAAGGCCGGTGGCTTGTTGAAAAGGTTAAGTGCTCTGATAATTCAGATGCCTGGGTTACTAAGAAACCATATAATCAACGTGAATATATTAAGATGCATGATTTCGAAGAAGAAAGAAACAATGCTATTCACGATAATATAGATATGATCTGGCAAGGCAATTCGTTTGATGGTAGAAGAACTGTTGTCGGGTTAATAGATGTATCTAAGTCTGTTAAGCATTTTTTTTAACTTTAGATTGGAGGAATTAAAATGAAGACTGTTATGAAAATTATAGATAAAATTTCCGGGGTAATATCTGCTATAGTTGGGACAGTTCAAATCGTGGTTAAAGTTGTCAAGGAAGCTTTAGTAGATGTAACAAGAGTCTGTGCTATTGTTTTTTTCTGGACCGATGTCGATGAAAAGGTAATAGAATGGATGAATGCTAAGGTTAAACTTTTTGATGATGGGGCAGAAATGTTAAAAAATATGTTGCTTGATTTATTTCAAGATTTTAGACAAGATTTATGAAATTAAAGCGGGAGGGTTGCTTGGATTTAGATAAACATAGTCATGACTTGCTTGACAAATTCAATAAATCGCGTTACATTATGAAGTGTGGGGTATGCGGTAGATTACTAGAATACTTCGACGAACTTGAAGCAATGAAACAGGCAGGTGTTCAAAGAAAATGTATGCGTTGCAAGGCAATGAATTGTACTTCATTAGAAACCATTAATTTTAAAGGTTCTACAACTTACATCTTGGCTACTTTTAAAGATAGGCTTACCGGAAACATTGAAAAAGGAGGAATTAATGTTGTACGACGTCCTGGACAAAAAAACAGCTGATGTATTTTTAAGTGAAGGAGAAAGAGGTCACTTCCGTTTAACAGCTCCAATAAGATTTTCAGATAAAGATCCCAAGTCAATTGAAATAGAAGTTATGTCCGAAGGTGAGTGGTCTCATCCAATGGCTAAAGATGGAATATTCAGAGTCACAGCGGCCAGAATTTCTAATTGGGTAGATAAGTTTAATGCTTTTATTATTGGAAAGGAACTTCCTCTTGACTTTGAACATGTTCATAGTTCCAGGGAAACTCCTGGATGGATTACAAAACTTTATAGCAAAGTAATGCCTGGTGGTAAAACTTCATTATTCGCAAACTTAAATATAACAGATAAGAGCGTTCTTACTAAAATGAAAGAAGGTTCTTTGAAATATATTTCTGCTGAGGTAGACGAACAGTATGAAGATAAAGCAACCGGGATTGTCCACGATTTAATTCGTGGAGCTGCGCTTACTAATTATCCGTACTTGAAAAATCTGTCCCCTGTCTCGTTAAATTTCGAGGAGGTCATTAAGCATGAGACCGATGGTTCTTATTGCTTTACTACTCTTGGAAGGAGGGATGAAGGTATGAAAAATAAAGATTTCATCATCGACTTAGACGAAGATCTAAGTATCTTGTCCGCGGAAGATATCAAATTGGCCGAGGAAAGAGGCATCGAATTTGCTATGCCAGATAGTAAAGAGAAAGTAAAAATTCCAAAGGTGAAATTACCTAAAGAATTAAAGGGTACATCCGATGAAGCTAAAGCAGCTTTTTTTGCTGCCTTTGCTAGTTCTTATGCTCGCTCTAAAGATTTGGCTAAAGCAACTACGTTTGCTATAAAGAAAGGAAAGGCTATGGACAAGACGAACCTGGAAGATAATAACATAGATGGTGTTATCACCAAGCTTCAAGAAGGGATCACATCTATTTTTGCCGGCTTCAAAAAGAAGGCGGATGAAAAGATTCCAGCAGTGAATAAGACTGATGTAAAACTTGAAGAGCTGGGGAAAGAAGTTGTCCAGTTGAGAGAGTTTAAGTTGGATTCTCAGAAGCTTGAAGATCAAAGAATCGCTGATAGTTTCAAAACAATGACTCCTGCTGCAAAGAATATTTTTCTTGCAATGCTGAGTCATGGCAGAACTCAAACTGTGAAGTTTGACGATGCTGATATTTCAGGAAGAGCTTTAATCATGAAGTTTACTGAAGAGATGAAAGCAGCTCCTACTGTAAATATGTTTGAACAAAAATCGTCAACTAAAGTTGTAAAGAATTCTGATGATTTGAATACTAAAGCGTTGGCGTATCAAAAAGAGCATAAATGTAATTTCAGAGTTGCTCTTGAAGAAGTTTCAAAAGCAGATTAAAAATAATGTAAACAATAATGAATTTAATCAGGAGGTTTTAATATGGCAGGTCCAACTTATGTACTTGACAAAACATTTAGAGCCCAAGGAACTATTGGGACGTTTGTTTGTGTGAGAGTAGGGCCAGGGACAGTCAATCGTAGTTATGTTTCAAGGTTAGCAGGAACGAATACTCCTGGATCTATATTACCGATTGGCATTTCTCAAACTGGAGCTTCAAAAAGCGGTAAGGATGTTGTTATCAGAATGCTCGGGATTTCAAAAGCGAAAATGCAGGTTACCTCAGGTTCTTTAGTACAGGGAAATCTTGCTTATCCGAGTTCTCTTGGACAGGTTAAATTATCTTCACGTCCGACTGGTACAGTTCCGAAGGCTTTCATAGGCCAGTTTGTAGGGAATGAAGGTTCTGGTTCTCCTTCTTCATTGGCAAGTGTTTTTGTTTTACCGATTTACCAGTAAGTAAATAATTGTAAATGTTAAAGAATTTAAAAAAGAAAAGGAGTAATGGGTATGTTCACACCTGAAATGGTCCACATTGATCAAGCGCTAAGCAATCTTTCAGTTCAATTTAAGAACAATGCTTTGATTGCTGAGCAGGTTTTGCCCGTACTTCCGGTCGCTAAAGAATCAGATAAGTATTTTGTCTATGGTAAAGAGGCTTTTAAATTAGTTGAGACTCGTAGAAAAGATGGCGCTGAAGCCAATGAAGCATCGCTTAGTTTGACGACTGCTTCTTATGCTGCAGCAGAACATGCTTTGAGAGACATTGTTACTGACAGAGCTCGTGCAAATGCAGATGCTCCTATCAGTCCTGATGCAGATACTACAGAGTTTCTTACTGATTTAATTCTTCTGCGTTTAGAGAAAGAAGTTGCAGATCTCATTACTACTACAGGCAACTATACAAACTCTAATACTGCGACTTTATCTGGAACTTCACAGTGGAACGATTATGCGAATTCTACTCCATTGACGAATTTCAAAACAGCTAAAGCCACAGTAAGAAAATTGATCGGAAAAGAAGCAAATTCTCTCGTATTAGCTGGAGACGTAGCTGAAACATTAAGCTTACATCCAGACATTAAGGATTTAAGAAAGTATACAGATTCAAGCTTGTTAACTGATGCAGGTTTACCACCTAAGGTTCTTGGCCTTAAAATTATTGAAGGCAAAGCAACTGAAAATGTAGCTTATGAAGGCTTAACGGCCAGTATGAGTTATCTCTGGGGTAAGAATGCAGCGATTCTTTATATCGCCGAAAGACCTGGAATAAAAACTCTTAGCTTTGGCTATACTTTAAGAGTAAAAGGTTTTAGGAAAGTTAAAAAGTGGAGAGTTGAAGAGCGTGATGGTGATATGGTTCAGGTAGCAGATATGTTTGTTGCTAAAGAGGTCGCTGATGAATGTGGATATCTCTTGGCTAATGCTATCGCTTAAAAGGAAGGAATCTGAATAATGAAAAGCGGAATTAATTCATGGGAGACCTTCAAAAGCCAGTTACCCGGACGTCTTGGAACACCTGTATTAGGCACAACGAATCCTATAATTGTGCATGGTACCCAACTTTCTGGTAAGTTATTTCAACGTGGTAGGGAAGGTTCAGTAACTACAACTGGAGTTGTGATTGCGTTTAGTCCTGCTTTTTCTGGTGCTCCAACAGTTAATCTGCATTTAGAAACACCTGGATCACTTAATGTTTCTAGAGCTTTCTTTAGAAACCTTAATGGTAATGGTGGTACGTTATCTTTAATTGCGGCAGGAACTGTGGGTGTACACTGGACTGCGTGGGATCCGAGTAGGTAAACAATAAAAAAGGAGAGAGCACATGCGAATATTATATTTCGCAAAAGATGCCCCATTCGTTAACTCTGGTTATGGAAAATGTTGCAGAGAAATCTGTAAAAGATTAAGAGGACTTGGTCACGAGGTTGCAATCTTTGCAACTGTTGGAAACCGGTCCTCTTTTCTTTTTGAATATGAAGGTATTCCGGTTTATCCTGGCACAGATGATATGTTTGGGGAAGATATCATAGTAGCGCATTATAATCATTTCAAGGCTGATTTGTTAATAACACAGATGGACATCTGGCCGATAAGGAATTTTAACAAATTAATAGAGCATGGCGTTGCATGGATGCCTTATCCTCCTATTGATTTCTTAGATCCTCCGCAATTCATGCTTGATAGATTAGCCGGTTCAGTTCATGTTGTCGCAATGAATGAAGATGCAGCAATAAAATTACGTAAGTTTGGCCATGAGACAACTACTATTCATCATGGGATAGATGAAAATATTTACAAAATTTTAAAAGAACCTAAGGCAAAATTAAAAGAGGAGTTGGGTTTCAGCCCGGACACTTATGTTATTGGGATGGTACAGGCAAACCAATATATGAGGAAAGCCTGGGACGAACAATTATCAGCAGTTGCTTTGTTCAGAAAAATGAATCCAACAATAAAAATAGGGTTGTATATCCATACCTATATGCAGACATCTGAATCTTTTTATATCCCAGACCTGGTTGGTTTCCACGGTCTTTCAGATTGCACAAAGTATTGCGATTCTTATAAGATGGTTATTGGTGTAGGAGAAGAAGCGATGGCAAGAACTTATAATGCGTTCGATCTTTTCTTATCAGCTACAAACGGAGAGGGATTTGGATTGCCGGTAATCGAGGCTCAGGCTTGCGGAGTTCCAGTTGTTGCCACTGATTGCTTATCGTTTCCGGAACTGGTAAAGTACGGTTCGTTATGTAAGGTTAAGAACTGGATCAGAACTCCCGCATTTCACGAGAAAGCAATCCCGGATATTGAAGATTTGGCTAAATGTATTTATTCAGTTTATTCCGGGGAATGGAATCCAAAAGAAATATCTGATACCGCACATCATTTGTGGTCATGGGATCAGAGAATCATACAGCAATGGATGAGAGTTATAGATAACATCAAACCGAAGATAGAAGCTCTTTGTTTTACTAAGCCTAAGGTTTGTAAGAAATTCATAGAGCTGAAGAAAAAGGAGATATTGCGATGAAGGTTTTGATCACTGGCATTAATGGATTTGTAGGTTCTCACCTGGCTGAACTATTTCTCCAGGAACAAGCTGAAGTGCATGGTACTATCAGGCCTCGATCTGAAGTAGCCAATATATCAAAGATACTAGATAGAATATATTTGCATGAGGTTGATATAAGAGATCCTCATTCATGTTATGAAGTGATGAAAAAAGTAAAGCCAGATTTAATTTTTCATCTTGCTGCATTATCT